ATGCACGATATTGATGGAGTAAGACACTCAGCAAAAATAGCTTGGAGAGCATTAGCACACTTACAAAAAGAAATAGAAGGAGATAAGTTTCACGAGGGTTATGATGAACAGTTTGGCGATTACAAAATACCACACAACCAAATAATATCAGGTACAGAATGAAAATACTTAACTTATATTCAGGCATAGGTGGTAATAGACATCTTTGGGGAGATGAACACCAAATAACAGCCATAGAAATAAATCCTGAAATATCAGCTATATATAAAGATAAGTTTCCAAATGATGAGGTAATAAATACAGATGCACATTTTTACTTATTATATAACTATCAAGACTTCGATTTTATTTGGAGTTCCCCTCCTTGCCCAAGCCATAGTAGATTATGCTATTCACAAAAAGAAAAGAAATATATAGACTTAGCATTATATCAACAAATTATACTTTTAAAGTCTTGGTTTAAGGGTAAGTGGGTTATAGAGAATGTAGTACCTTATTATGATTATCTTATAAAGCCAAGTGTAGTAATAGGCAGACATCCTTACTGGTGCAATTTTGAAGTTCCTAATTTAGAAATAAAAAACATAGATGTATCTCGCTCAACAGCAGATGAATTATCAGAATACTTAGGCATACCCAAACCAAGATACAAATCAGCATTATTATTAAGAAACTGTGTAGAGCCAAAGATAGGATTACACTTTCTAAAACATAGTGCTAATAAACAAACAGAATTATTTTGAAAATACTAAATCTTTATGCTTGTTTAGGAGGTAATAGATATAAGTGGGGAGATAACCACGATATTACAGCTGTAGAATGGGATGAGGAATTAGCAAGATTATATAAAGAGAGATTTCCAAAAGATAAAGTAATAGTAGCAGATGCTCACGAATATTTATTAGAACATTATAAAGAGTTTGATTTTATCTGGAGTAGTCCTCCTTGTCCTACACATAGTAGAGCTAGATATTGGAGCATAGGTGCAAATGGTAAAAGTCCAATTTATCCTGATATGAGTTTGTATCAACAAATACTACTTTTAGATTTTCACTTTAGAGGATTTTGGGTTGTAGAAAATGTAGTACCATACTACAAACCAATATTTAATCCAAAAAAAAGAAACAGACATTTGTATTGGACTAACTTTAATCTACCTAACGATTTAGGAGATAGAACAATAAATGTATGTCAAGGTAAAGATGAATTAAATAGGCTGTGTAATTTTCACGAATATAATTTTAAGAATTATAAAGGGAAGCAATCTATTTTAAAAATAGCAAGAAACCTGGTAGATTATGAAGCAGGAAAAACTATATTAGATACAGCTCTAGGAATAATGACAAAACAAGACACAACTCAAACAGAATTATTTTGAAACAAAAGAAATATACAACAATACAAAGAATAAAAAGATTAGAGAATATAGTAAGTCAAATCTATATGAGTGTTGAGGTAATTAAAAAACAATTAGAAAAACAAACTGAGACACAAAATCCTAAAAACTAACGTTATATACTTGAATAATCAAGTTTTTTTCAAGATGAGTAAACACGGAGGTAAAAGAGAGGGTGCAGGTAGAAAGCCTAAACAACAAGAACAAGACCTAATAGACAAGCTCGATACTATTATAAACAAAGAAGAAGTAATAAAAAAGTTAGGAGAAAAAGCTCTTAGTGGAGATATGAGGGCTATGGGTTTATATATGGGTTATAGATATGGTAAACCAAAAGAAACAAAGGACATACACATAAACGAAGATGTACCTTTATTTATTGATTAATGCAACTAACCAAAACCTCAGCACTACAAAGACTTAGAGAACTTAATAAAAGAGTTCGTATTATTAGAGGAGGCTCATCAGCTGGTAAGACTATAGCAATCATAGCAATCCTTATAGACTATGCAATAAGACACAAAGGAAAAGAAATAAGCATAGTAGCTGAATCAGTACCACACTTGCGTAGAGGCGCTTTAAAGGACTTTCTCAATATACTTAAGGGTCTTAATAGGTATGATGATAGAAAGTTCAATAAGAGTACCTTAAAATACGAATTCAGTAATGGTAGCTATATAGAGTTCTTTAGTACAGACCAACCAGACAAACTAAGAGGTGCAAGAAGAACAGACTTATTTATAAACGAGTGTAACAATGTTAGCTTTGATTCCTACCAACAATTAGCAGTAAGAACATCTGGTAAAATATGGTTAGACTATAACCCTGCTAATTTATTCTGGGTAGACAAAGAATTAATAGGACAGCAAGATGCGAACTTTATAACCTTAACATATAAAGACAATGACAGCTTACCTGAATCTATAGTTAAAGAAATAGAGAAAGCAAGAGAGAAAGCCAAGACCTCAACCTATTGGGCTAATTGGTGGAAAGTGTACGGACTTGGTCAAATCGGTAGCTTAGAGGGTGTATGTATTTCTGATTGGAAACCTATTGATAATATTCCAAGTGAAGCTAGACTACTTTGTAGTGGTTTAGACTTTGGGTATTCAGTAGACCCCTCAACTATTATAAGACTTTACAAATGGAATGATGCTTACATCTTTGATGAGGTATTATATCGTAAAGGAATGCTAAATAGAGACCTCAGCTATTTTATCAAACAGAACGAGATACGAGAACAAATATACGCAGATAGTGCAGAGCCTAAATCCATTCAAGAACTAAGAAACTATGGACACAAAGTATTTCCTGTTACAAAAGGTAGAGATTCAATAATCTATGGTATCAACCTAATCAACCAGAATGAAATCTATGTAACATCTAAGTCTAAGAACTTAATAAGAGAACTACAAGGCTATGTTTGGGATAAAGACAAAGAGGGTAACAATCTACAAAAACCTACAGGTGTACATCCAGACTGTATTGATGCAGCTCGTTACGCATTAATGATGCAGCTAAAAAACCCAAATAGAGGTACTTACGCCATACAATAAGTGTTAAAATTATGTTAAAGAAATGTTAAAGTTTTAACTATTCTTCTCTGTTGGATAAAAATAATTAAAAAAAAGTTCCTAACAATAGTTAATAATCCAAATAAGCGTTGTATATTTACAGTATTAATAACAATAAAAACAAAACAAAATGAAAAACACAAACACAAAAGTACCTTACGGAATTGGTCAAAAAGAATTTGATTCAATAATAGCATTAGAAAGAAGAACTAAACTATTAAAATCATTATTACTAAATTCAAATTACGGGAATTGGAACTATGAACAAAGGTTAGAAAATATGGAAGTTGAAGTTTTAATACAAATGGAAAAAACACAAAAACTACTATACGAAAATTTATCAGACCACGCTAAATTATACAGAATCGATAAAAATTTAATAAAATAATAACAATAAAAACAAAACAAAATGAAAACAGTAAAGCAAAATTTAACAGCAGCACAAATAAGATTACTAGATAGAGTAATTTTAGCTAATGGTTTAAACGATAACTTAACATTTAGAAGTTTAACTACTAAAGAACAAAAGTCTCTTTACAACTTAAGAAATAAGGCTCTTTATATATATGTAGATTCTGATGATAAGTTAAGGTTAAATGTTAGTAGAATGATTAATGATACTGACTTTATCAATTATGTAGCTTCTAAAAAACAAGATGTCATATCTGAAAAGATGGATAGACTTAAGAAAGCTAGAGAAGAGCAATCAGTTGCAAACTGGATAATCAGAAACACTGGACTATCTGCTGCAAGTAAGTATAAAGGTTTATCTCTCTTTAATAATATCTATACTTTCTATAATGAAAAAGAAATTAGAGCTAGAAAAGAAGAGTCTAAAGAAATTATAAGAAAAGAAAGAAATGAAATCCTTGACTTAGCATTTAGAATTGACCACACTAAGACTTATGTTTATAGTTTAGATAATTATGATTATCCATTTGAAAGTAAATTAAAATAAAACAAAACCCAATACAAAGACCTCTACGAAAGTAGGGGTTTTTTTATGCTCTAAAACTTTTTATTTCTACGTTATATAAATATGAAAGTAGAAATGTATATACCAGACACTCTAAGCGAAATTACATTAGCACAATACCAAAAGTATATTAAGTATCAAAATGACAATGATGATGAGAACTTTCTAGCTATAAAAATGATAGAAGTATTTTGTGGTTTAAGAAACACAACTGTAAGGTCTATGAAAGCTAAAAGTATTAACGATGTATGTAAGATACTAGTAGATATGTTTAACGAAAAGCCTGAGCTTGTAAAACAGTTTGAGATGAATGGAATTACTTATGGTTTTATTCCTGATTTAGAAAACATAACATTTGGAGAGTATATAGACTTAGATACCTTTATAGGAGACTTTGAAAATATGCATAAAGCTATGGCAGTATTATACAGACCAATAACACAAAAATATAAAGATAAATATCTAGTAGAGAAATACACAGCTGACAAGTTTAACCAAATGGTTGATATGCCAATGGATGCTGTATTTAGTTCTATACTTTTTTTTTATCATTTAGGGATGGAATTGTCGACAGTTATGCTGAACTCTTTGGAAACACAGGAGGAGGAGAACTTGGTGCAGTATCTCAATTCAACAGTAAGTGGGGATGGTATCAATCAGTTTTCGGACTCTCTCAAGGGGATATTAGAAAATTTAAAAATATCACTGAATTAAGTTTACACGAATGTTTATATGCATTAAGTTTTATGAAAGAAAAAGCAGAACTAGAATCAAAACAAATAAAAAGCAAATTTAGAAAATGAGCAATCAAGGAGTAAGAGGCTATTATCAAATCACACAAACACTAAAGACAAAGCTCTTATTAGACGAGAATGTCAATACTGTAACAACAGGAGATATATTTGATATAGACTTAGCTAAACAAACAATCTTCCCTCTAGCTCATATAATCGTTAATAGTGTTGCAATACAAGAGGCAGCTCTTAGCTTTAACATTACTGTAATGTGTATGGATATAGTTGATGTATCTAAAGATGAAACAACAGACCATTTTGTAGGAAACAATAACGAACAAGATATACTAAACACACAATTAGCTGTAGCAAATAAGTTAGTAGGATTATTAAGTAAGGGTACATTGTACCAGGATAAATATCAATTATCTGGTGATGCTTCTTGTGAGTTCTTTTATGAAAGGTTTGAGAATAGGTTAGCAGGAGTAGCTTGTACCTTTGATGTATTAATAGCAAATGATATAAACGTATGCAGCTAAAAGAAACAAGAAAAGAATTAGAAAAGTTTGCTAAGTATGTTGTTAAACATTCTAGAACTAATCTTACTAAGTCAAATAAGAATGTATCTAAAAAACTATATGACAGTATTGACTATAATATAAAAACAAATAAAGAAAGTATTGCCTTGTTTTTTAATATGGTAGATTATGGTAAGTTTCAAGATTTAGGGGTAAGTGGTGTAAAGAAAAAATACAATACACCTTATAGTTATAAGAATAAAATGCCTCCTCCCTCAGCATTTAATCAATGGGTTGTAAGAAAAGGTTTAAAGGGTACAAGAGACGATAAAGGAAGATTTGTAAGCAGAAAAAGTTTACAATACTTAATTGCTAAATCAATATATGAAAAAGGGATAAAGCCAAGTATGTTTTTTACAAAACCTTTTCAAAAAGCGTTCAAGTTATTACCAAATGAAGTAAGAGATGCTTTTATTTTTGATATAGAGCAAGATAAAATGTTTTTTCCTCAAAATATGAATAAGAATTAGTTATGGCAAATATATTATTAAGAAGTCCTTACTTTGTTACAATTACTACAGGCTCACACTTGTCAGCACAAATGGCTTTGACTATAGACGGAGCTTTACGATATACGATACTTAAAAACGCAACAAGCAATAGAACAGTATTTGAAATATCATCTTTAGCTAGAGATTATTTTACAGCTAACTATGGAGGCTCAGATGGCTCAACATTTGATACAGTATCTATCGCTTATGTAGTAACAACATTTACAGCAGTAGATGGTGGAGGTACAGGCACAATACAAACAACTGTAAATCATACAGGATTCTATGGATATTCAATGTTTTGGGATAGTGCAAATCAAGACATTGACCCTGATGACGCAGCTTTAACAAATACAGGTGGTACCAACAAAATATATCTTCCAGATAATACAGCAAGTTTTGTATATGCTATGGCTAGTGGTACAGCAACAAGATACGCAGTAAGCACCTCAGCAAGTTCTGTATCTGCCTCAACAATTACCTATTCAGTAGAAAGAGTATGTAGTGCTAAGTACACACCAATACAAATGAGGTTTATAAATAAGAATGGTATGCCACAAGACCATTATTTCTTTTTAAAGAATGTAGAAAGTGTAAATACTAAATCAGAACAATTCAAACGTAATATATTTGTACAATCTACATCAAGCTATGGAATACAAGACCATCAAATGCAAACCTTTAACAAAACAGGTAAAAAACGATTTACCTTAAACACAAACTATTTAGTAGAGGCTTACAACGAGGTAATACAAGATATTATGTTAAGTGAGTATGTTTGGATATATATAAACACCTTTACTCACACTGATAGTATAAGTTTAAAATGGCATCCTGTAAATGTAGTTACCTCATCACTTACTAAAAAGACATCTGTAAACGACAAGCTCACACAATATACTTTAGAGGTAGAAGATTCAAACGACATTATCAATAATATAGTATAATGAAGCGTGAGGTACAATTATATATATCAGACACAAGAGTAGATTTATTTAATGATGAATCAATAAGTATAACTGATTCAATACAGAATGTATCTGACATTAGTAAGCTGTTTACACCTTTCTCACAACAGTTTAACTTACCAGCATCCCAAACTAATAATAAGTTATTTAAACATTATTACAACTTTCATATTCAAGGTGGCTTTGATGCTAGGTTTAAAGTAGATGCAAGGATAGAGATAAACTTTGTGCCTTTTAAGACAGGCAAACTTAGACTAACAGGCGTATCATTAAAAGACAATAAACCACACACTTACAAAGTAGTATTCTTTGGTGAGCCTAATAACCTAAAAGATATATTTGGAGATGAAGATTTAAGCGGTTTAAATGGCTTATCTACTTATGATATACAATATGACAACCCTGATTTCTTAGATGCCTTTAAAACAGGCTTACAATCGACAGGCACAGCAGCTACAAATCTATCAAACAGAAACGTAGTAGTACCCTTAATATCTCTTAACACATATTATACTTATGATACCTCATCTACAGACAGATTAGACAATGTAACATTTACAGACTTGCGTAAACAACTAAAACCTGCAATTAAATTAAAAAGAGTTATAGAGGCAATACAAACACAATATGACATTACCTTTAATATGGCAGATGTACACCTTGACGAAAAGGTATTAGCTGAGGATACAAGCCAAGTTGTAACTGAAGATAGTCCAACAAAAGATGTAATTTTAGAAGATGCAACAAGTGATATTAAAACATTTTTTGGTAGTGATATGTTTGATGAGCTTTATTTATGGTTGCATAGAGAAAAGACACCTATAACCTCACCAGAAACCACTACAAAAACATTTGGGGTAGATACAGGCACAAGAAGTATTAAGTTTACTTTAGCTGACTTTACTTATAGTTCTGGTAGTGGAGATGTATTGACAGGAGGTAAGTTAGTTGTAACTGACCCAGATAGCTACAGTATAAGAGTAGGTTTAAACCCAAGTGCAAATGCAACAACAGGTGAGATTATTGTAAAAGATAAAAGCACTAATGAGTTATTATTTTTTAAAGAAGATATAACATTTCAAAGTGGTGTTAGTCAAACAATAACTCTTATGGACTTGACTAGTGGTAATTTAGATTCTAGAACTTATGACATTGAGTTTAGAATAAATTGTCAAACGCAAGAAACATTTTCAAGTGTTACAATGCGTATTACAAAAAACTCTAGTACAATACACGATTACACAGCAACAAACAAAGTATTAAACGACAATATATTTATACAGGACTACTTACCTAAAATGAAAGTAATAGATTTTCTTAGCGGCTTGTTTAAGATGTTTAATTTAGTTGCTTACAAAAGATTAGGTGATAGCACAATTTATGTAGAAACTTTTGACGATTTTATGTTTGAGGGAGTAACAAGAGACATAACAAAATACATAGATGTTTCTAAAAGCACAATAGATAGACCAATACCATACAATCAAGTAAACTTTAATTATTCTAAACCTGTAACTCAAACAAGTCTTAGATTTCTCAATCAGTTTGCCCAAGCATTTGGAGATTTAGAATATTCTGCTCCAGAAAAGTATGACGGTCAAGCATTTAATTTACAATTACCTTTTGAGAAAACTGTTTTAATAAATCTTCAAGATAGTTCTGGTGTAAATACAAACAACATATTAGGATGGTGGGTAGATGACAAAGGAGAAACTACATTAGGTAAACCATTTATATTTTTTAATAGAGTTATTGATTCAAGTAGTAATACAGTTACAGGACTAAACATTACAGCTTATAATGCAGCATCTAGCGTTTCAGCAGATGGAAATCACTCTTTAAATTTTGGTGCTGAATATGATGAATTTAATAAATCTGTAAATACAAATAGTTTGTTTAGTAGATTCTACCAAAACTATATTTTACAAACATTTAACCAGAATGCCAGAATTATAAAAGTATCAGCTAGATTGCCTGTAAGTTTTATTCTAAATTATAGAGTAAATGACGTTATATTAATAGAAGGTCAAGAATATTATATAAATAGTATTAAAATAGATTTAACAACAGGCAAATCAGATTTAGACCTAATAGTAAAAACAGTAACATATACAAATAGTGTACTAACGTGATAAGAAATATATTAGACTTACTGCCTTATGCTAAAGGCGAAACGGAAAACATAAAAATAGCTAAAGGTAGATATAAAATGCCTGAGACATTTAAAGAGGGTTATAAACAACTAAGAGACGAATTGCATACGTTCAAAAATAAATAAAAATGAGTAAAAAGGTTTACATAGATTTTGAGCTTAGATATAAAGAGGCTGTTAAGAACTTGGATGAAATGCAAAAAGAATACACCAAGTTAGAAACTAAGGTTGGAAAGTATGAAAAGCAAGTAGAGAAAGCAGCAGACACTCAAAATCAAATGGGTGGAGTGCTTGATAAAGTTACAGGTGGTGCTGTTACTAAATTTAAAAACCTAACTAGTGGAGTTAAATCTGCTATAAAAGGTTTTAAAGGTTTAAGGGTTGCAATTATATCAACAGGTATTGGTGCTTTAGTTATAGCTTTAGGCTCTTTGATTACAATGTTTAAAAGCTCAGAGGAGGGTCAAAATAGGTTTGCAAAAATTATGACGCAAATTAGCGTTGTTACAAATAATCTTATTGATATTTTTAGTGATTTTGGAAGTGTAATATTTAATGTATTTAAAGGAGACTTTGGTGCTGCAAAAGATGCTCTAAAAGATGTTACAGAAGGAGTTAAAAACTTTGGAGAGGAAACCAGAAAAGAGTTAGAAGTTGCAGGTGAGCTAGCAGATAAAAGGGCTAAGGCAGATAAAGTTGAAAGAGGTTTAATTGTAGAGAGAGCTGAGGCGACAAGAAAATATAATGAGCTTAGAGAAAAGGCAGCACAAAGAGAAAACTTTACATCAGCAGAAAGAATAGAGTTTTTAAAAGAAGCTGGTAGAGTTGAAGAAGAAATAACACTTAAAGAAATAGCTGCTGCTAAATTAAGATTTGAAGCAAAAAGTGCAGAAAACAAATTATCAAAATCAACCAAAGAAGATTTAGACGAAGAGGCGCAGTTAAAAGCTAGATTGATTGAGCTAGAAGCTAGTAGATTAAAGAAACAAAAAACTCTTAACGCTGAACTTGTTACAAACATAAGAGAAGCTAAAGCACTTGAAAAAGCAGAAGAGCTAGAGTTAGCAAACTTTAAAAAACAATTAAGAGATGCAGAAGCAGTTTCAGAAGAAGATAAAAGAGCTTTAGAATTATTAAAAATAGAAGAACATTATCAAGCATTAATAGATAAAGCAATAGAAAATGATATTGCTACTACTGAGTTAGAAGATGCTCTTAGACTTGCTAAAGAAGAAAAACAAGCCGGGTTTGATGAGGCAGATGCTAAGAAACAAAAAGAAATAGATGACAAGATAAAAGCAGATGCAGATAAAAGATTAGCTGAAGAACAAAAAATTGAAGAACAAAGAATTGCATTAAGAGAAAAAACATTTAGTAATGCTGTTCAATTAGCAGGTGCAGAAAGTCGATTAGGTAAAACTTTACTTTTAGCAAAACAATTAATCTTAGCTAAAGAATTTATCTTAGATGCTAAAAAACAAATAATGGCTGCAAAAAGTGCTGTTAATACCGCTGTTATTAATGCAGCAGAAGCAAGTACAGAAACAACAGGCTCAGTAGCTAAAGGTGCTAACGCAGCACCGCCTCCATTTAACATACCTTTTATATTAAGTGCTATTGCTACAGGAGCTTCAGTAATGAGTGCAGTTAGGGGTGCAGTAAAAGCCACTAAGAAAGCAGCATCAAGTTCTGGAGCAGGTGGTGGAGCTTCATTAACAAATGTTCCTGCGCCTAGCATATCTACTCCTACAGGTACAGAATCACAACCTCCATCATTTTCAACAGTTGGAGCAAGTGGAGTAAATCAATTAGCAGATGTATTAGGAGGAGGACAACAACCTGTTAGAGCGTTTGTAGTAAGTAGTGAGGTATCAACAGCTCAACAATTAGATAGAAACATTGTACAGAGTGCAAGTATAGGATAAACAAAAAAATAAATTAAAACGTTATTATAATATGAGAATTGTAGAACTTATCTTAGGAGATGATGAACTAACAGGAATCGAAGCTATTTCAGTAGTAGAAAACCCTGCAATCGAAGAAGATTTTATAGCACTTAAAAGCGAGGAAATTAAACTTGCTGAGGTTAATAAAGAAAAGCGTATTCTTATGGGTGCTTTACTTGTTCCTAACAAACCTATTTATCGTAGAAAAGGAGAAGAAGAATATTACATATATTTTTCAAAAGATACAGTAGAAAAAGCATCACAGCTTTATTTAATGAATGGTAATCAATCAAAAGCAACATTAGAACACCAACACACGATAAACGGACTTACATTAGTGGAATCTTGGTTAGTAGAAGATAAAGTACACGATAAATCAGCAAAATATGGACTTAATCTACCTATTGGTACTTGGATGGGTGCAGTTAAGGTAAACAACGATGAAATCTGGAATAATTATGTCAAAACAGGTAAAGTTAAAGGCTTTAGTATAGAAGGTTACTTTGCTGATAAGATGGAAAGACCAAAAGAGCCTATAAACGACTTTGAAGAAGAAGAAGCAGAAGAAATGTTATCGGTAATACGTTCTATAGTAAAAGAGGATAAGCGTTTAAAGGGTGGTAAGAGACGAGAACTAGAAACATATAGCGATTACCCTTCTGGCGTAAAGAACAACGCTAAAAGAGGCATAGAATTAAACGAGAAGGTTAATAATAAGTGTGCTACGCAAGTAGGTAAGATACGAGCTAAACAACTTGCACAAGGAAAAGCTATTTCTAAGGAAACAATAAAAAGAATGTATTCTTATTTAAGTAGAGCAGAAGAATATTATGATGAGGGAGATTCTAAAGCGTGTGGAACTATTTCATATTTACTTTGGGGTGGTAAAGCAGCTCTTAGATGGTCAGAATCTAAACTTAAAGAATTAGATGGCAAGAAAAATAATTAGCACTTATATAAAGCCTAAAAGAAAATCTCATTCACATAGCAAAAATGCAAGTGTAGGACAAACAGGATATAAAAAAAAATATAGAGGACAAGGCAGATGAAAAAATTTGAAACACCAAGTAAGACAAGTCCAAAAGGAGGACGTAGAGGTTGTTTATGTAAAGATGAAACCTATTCAGTAAAGTGCTGTAAGGGTAATATAATAAATCAGGGCATTGGTAAAATATAAAAATGCAAATATAAATTTAATAACGTTATAGTAATATGAAATCAACAGAAATCTTAAACAAAATCAAAACTTTCTTAGGAGAGGATAAAGTTGAGCAAGAAGAAACTCAATTAGAAGAAACTCCTAAAGAAGTATTAGAACTAGCACAATTAAAGCTAGAAAACGGTACAGTATTAGAAGCTGAGGCTTTTGAAGCAGGAAACGAAATCTTTATTCTTACAGAAGATGATAAAATTGCTTTACCTGTAGGTGAGTATCTTACAGAAGAAGGTAAAACACTTGTTGTAGAGGAAGAAGGAATAATTCAAGAAATCAAAGCAGAAGAGGAAGTAGAAGAAGAAGCTCCTGCTGAAGAAGAAGAAGAAGAAGTAGAAGCTGAATATGTATCTAAGGAAGAATTTGAATCAGCCGTTGAAGAAATCAAAGGTATGATAAACGAACTTAAGGAAGTAAAAGAAGAAATGGCTGAGGTAGAGGAGCAAGTTAAACAAGAACTTAGCGAAACTCCAGCAACTGAGCCAATTAATCACAATCCTGAAGTTCAAGAGAAATTTAAAGTAAAGTTCGGACAAAATAGAAAAGAAACTACTTTAGATAAGATAATGAAAAAATTAAGTAACAATTAAAATTAAATAAAATGCCAAATCCAACAATTACAGGAAGTAGTTATGCAGGTGAATTTGCAGGGAAATATTTAGCAGCTAGTTTATTCGCAGCTAAAACTCTTGATGAAGCTGCTGTAACTATTTTACCTAACATTAAGTACAAAGCTGCTATGAAAGTAGGAGCATTTTCAAACTTAGTAAGAAGTGCAGATTGTGATTTCGATTCAACGACATCAGGTCTTACTCTTACTGAAAAAGTATTAACTCCAACTGAATTGCAAGTTAACCTTCAGATTTGTAAGAAAGAATTACATTCTGATTGGGAAGCTGCTCAAATGGGCTTTAGTGCTTTCGATAATTTACCTCCATTATTTTCTGACTTTGTTATCGCTAGAGTAGCAGCAGAGGTTGCACAAGCAACTGAAAACTCTATCTGGGGTGGTGCAGCAGCAGAAGGTAACTTTGATGGTTTTAAAACTATTATGCAAGCAGATGGAACTGTAGTAGATGTAACAGGACAATCTGTTACTGCTGCTAATGTTATTGCAGAGCTTACTAAAATTATAGATGCAATTCCAGCAGCTGTTTATGGAAGTGATGATTTAGTATTATATGTTTCAACAACATTTGCTAAGTGTTATATTCAAGCACAAGCTACTTTAGGTTATGCTAATTTATATAATGCAGGAACAACAGAAATGAACTTTCAAGGTATTCCAATGTTTGTAACACCAGGTCTACAGACTAACAATGCAGTTGCAGCTAGAAAATCTAACTTATATTTCGGAACAGGTCTATTAAATGACAGAAACGAAGTAAAAGTTATTGATATGGCTGATATTGATGGGTCTCAAAACGTAAGAGTAGTTATGAGATATACAGCTGGAGTTCAGATTGGTGTAGGAGCTGATATTGTTCTTTACTCATAATAAAATAAATTAACTAACAAATAAGGGGTAGGTGGTTTTTCTACCCACCCCTTTTTTAATAAAATAAAAGAATATGGCTTGTATATTAACAAAAGGAAGAGGTTTACCTTGTAAAACAGGAGTTGGTGGCTTAAAGGCTGTTTACTTTGTTGACTTTGGTGGTCTTGGAGCTTTAACTGCATCTGGAGGAGAAGTTTCTGGGTTTGGTGGAAGTCCAACGCTTATGAAGTTTGACATTAAAGGAACATCGACACTTGATACTACTGTAACCTCATCAAGAGAAAACGGAACTACTTTCTACGAATCAAGTTTAGTAATGAACTTAACATTCCAAGAAAAACAAACATCAGAAGAAATTAAATTATTAGCAGTTGCAAGACCACAAATCATTGTAGCAGATTATAATGGTAATTTCTTTTTATTAGGACAAGACCACGGATGTGAGCTTACAACAGGTACTTTTAGTAGTGGAGCTGCTATGGGTGATATGAGTGGTTATTCACTAACATTTGTATCGCAGGAAACTGACCCACCATTATTTGTACAAAAATCTGTAATGGATGGTGCAACTGAAGGTAGCCAGATAACACCTAATTAAAATTAATTTTGTATATTTGAACTTGTAGAGTTTTCATAATGTAAATTAGTTTAGTTTTTGAAAGGGGAGTTTTTTAACTCCTCTTTTTTTGTTTACAGAGTAGAAGTGTTAAAATTATGTTAAAATTATGTTAAAATTAGTATTAGTGCTTGTTTTATTAACATTTGTTACTATATTTGGTGTGTAGTTAATTCTACAATGTTCTTTAAAATATTTGCGACAGAGTTAAAAGCTCGATTTAGTGCTAAAACCATTAAATGCAGAATCCCAGTTGATTTAAGAAGAAAAACAAGTAGGCGTAAAAAAATCTCGGTAAGACGGTAACCAATCCGATTTTATTAAAGAGTAAAAGCGTAGGCACTTCGGATAAAAATGGAAATTTTTACAAAAAGATTGATAAGAGGGCAAGCAAATATTGAAAGAACAATGTTCATTAAAATATTGAAAGTCAAACAAGGAAATCTGTTTATAGTAAAAATGTTTGAAGGATTGTTTAAAAACTCTCGTATGAAACCAAACCTAAAAATTAGGGACATAATATTTGAGTTGAGGATAACTGAAATGGTAGGTGCAATTCCTATCCCCGCCCGCTCACGGCAGGTAGTGTATTAAATCACGCAGACACGAATCAATTAATAGAATATGCTTGAACAGCGGATAGTAAAGGGAACACACCCAACTATTAAAGACTCTAACAAAAATGAACCGGCAACTGGTAGAGCTGGGAGGTAAAAAAAGTACATACCGGACTTGATTACCTAAGGGAGCGCCTAACTTATTTGATATTCATTAAATAACCCTCGCAGATATGTGGGGGTTTTTTTATGTACAAAATTTAAAGATAGTGCGTTATATAAGTATGAAACATTTAACTACATCTGCTTCAGCACAAACTTTAAAAATAATTCCTAGAAGTTATGCTAGTACAGTTAGTATGATACTAAGAGACGATTCTACAAATACCTCAACAACATACAGTAGCATAAGCACCTCAACAGACAAAAACTATCTAGTAATATCTAAGGCATTAAGTCCTGTATTAGTAGAAGGTAGATTTTATGATATGACTGTTAAAGAGGGAGCAAGTGTAATTTATAAAGACAAAATATTTTGTACAGACCAAACATTACCATATACAGTTAACAGTGGAGAATACACTACTCCTACAGGAAACGACAAATATGATAATGATTACTTAATTATATGAAAAATAGAACAAGAAATAAATTAGGGCAGTTTACTAAAGGCTCAAAGTCAGATTTAAGTATTGTAAATCTTTCTACTTATACATCACCAGCTGTAAAAGAAGTTAGAGGTAAAGACTTTATTGAATACGGAGAAGATAACAACTACTTTCAATACTTAATAGACAGATACAACGGAAGTCCTACTAATAACGCTATTATAAATGGTGTTAGTGAGATGATTTACGGAAAAGGCTTAGATGCGACCAATTCAAATAAAAAACCTAATGAGTACGCTCAAATGATGAGCTTGTTTACCAAAGATTGTACTAGAAAGTTATGTTATGATTTAAAATTAATGGGTCAATGTGCAATACAAATTATCTACTCTAAAAACAGAACTAAGATTGTACAAGTTGAACACATACCCATAGAAACTATACGAGCTGAGAAATGTGATGAAAAAGGAGATATAAATGCATATTATTATTTTAGTGATTGGAGCAAGTATAAGCGAGGAAATGAGTTAAAACGTATCCCAGCATTCGGAACGTCTAAAGAAGCCTTAGAGATACTTTATATTAAGCCATACAGGGCAGGTTTTAAATATTATAGTCCTGTAGATTATCAAGGGGGTACACAATACGCTGAATTAGAAGAAGAAATATCTAATTATCACCTAAACAACATTTTAAACGGTCTAGCTCCTAGTATGTTGATTAACTTTAACAATGGTACGCCAGACCCTGAGCAAAGAGAAATGATAGAAAGAAGAATCTACGAAAAGTTTTCAGGTAGTTCTAATGCTGGGAAGTTTATCTTAGCTTTTAATGACAATCCTGATACTGCTGCTAGTATTGAGCCTGTACAGTTGAGTGATGCACATCAACAATACCAATTTTTAAGTGATGAGAGTTCTAAAAAGATTATGGTGGCTCATAGAGTTGTAAGTCCTATGCTATTTGGTATAAAAGACAGTACAGGTCTTGGAAATAATGCAGATGAGTTAAAAACAGCGTCTATATTATTTGACAATCTTGTAATTAAGGGCTTTCAAGGGCTTTTAATCGATGCGTTTGACCAAATACTAGCTTATAATGATATCTCGCTGCATTTGTACTTTAAAACGCTTCAGCCACTTGAATTTACAGACTTAGAGAACGTAGAGGACGAAGAAACTAAGGAAGAAGAGACAGGAGTGAAGTTAAAAAAGATTGACGGTCAAGATGTTTATTCTACTAAAGAGGAAGCAATAGAAAAAGCTAAAGAAATAGGTTGTGAAGGTTATCACGTACACGAAGAAGATGATATGACTTGGTATATGCCTTGTAAAGACCATTCTGAAATACAAAATTTATCAGAATTAGATAAGTTTATTGATTTAGGTCAAAATGAAGAAGATTTATTAGAAGAGTTTGACTTAATTGATGAAATGGATGTTGATTATGACTTAGAAGATGAACTTGATAAAAAAATAGACGAATTAAACAACGAAGTTAAGTTAACATCTACAGGTAGAGCAAATAAAACAAGAAAAAGTGAGCAAGATGGGAAAAGTAAGAAAAAAGGTAAAGAAGATATTACGTATTTAGTTAGGTATATGTACACAGCTTATAAAGATGGTTATCCTACTGATTCTACAACAAGCTCAAGAGAATTTTGCGTTAAAATGATGAGAGCTAAAAAAATATATCGTAAAGAAGATATTATTGCTATGGAAAATGTAGCAGTCAATCCAGGATTTGGTCAAAATGGTGCTGCAACGTATTCTATATGGCTATATAAAGGTGGTGCGAGATGTTCGCATAGATGGACTAGAAAAATATATGCAAGAAAAGACGGAGAGAGAAGTTTGGGAAATACAATAAGTACAACAAAAGCTAGAACTGAGGGTTTTAGACCAGAAGCTAATCCAAACAAAGTATCTATAGCTCCTAGAAATATGACGTATAAAGGCTATACGGCAGCGTATTGGAATAAAATAGGATTTGAAAATTAATTATGGCAACAGTTTTATTTATATCGAGAACAGATTTAGTTAAGAATAGTATCATTGATGGTAATGTAGATACTGATAAGTTTATACAATTTATCAAAGTAGCGCAACAAACTGAAATAAGAAACTATCTAGGAACTAAATTATATAATAAAATTGGTGCAGATATTTCAGGTTCAGGCTTGTCAGGAAACTATGAAACCTTAGTAAACGACTATGTACAGCCTATGTTGATTTGGTACGCACAAGCTGAGTATATACCTTATGCAGCTTATCAAATAAAAAACGGAGGTATATTTAAAGGTAATTCAGAGAACGCAGAAAGCGTTGCAAAAGAAGAAGTAGATTATCTAGTAAACAAAGCAAGAAACACAGCAGAATATTATACACAAAGGTTTTTAGATTACATAAGCAACAATAGTAATTTGTTTCCTGAGTATAATCAAAATACAGGCGGTGATGTTTACCCAGATAGTGATGGTTTATTTAACAGTTGGGTTCTGTGAGATACAAACCAAAAAATAAAAATATAGTAAAACTTAAAAAGTATTTAGATATGAATTGGTATACTAATAATACACAAAACATAAAAGTAGAATATATAAAAGAAACTAAGTAGATATGTCAGATAAGAAGTTTTCAGAGTTTACGTTACAAACTAGCAATTCTAATGTTGCGTTTGTCGTTGGTTTTAATGGGTCAGATAATGTTAGAATATCTCCTAGCAATCTTATAGGTAGTGGTTTCTTACCTACCTCTGGTGGTACTATGACAGGTAACTTACTTTTACAAGATAACATACAAGTACAAGTAGGAACAGGAGGCGACTTAAAACTATATCACAATGCTACAGATTCATTTATTGAGAATCAAACAGGAATCTTAAAAATACAAAGTTCTGTTGTAGATGGTGATATATCCTTTCTTGCAGATAATGGTAGTGGTACGCCTACAGAATATTTGAGACTAGATGGTGGTGATACAAGAATAAAAATACCTGATAATATAAATATGACATTTGGGGCAGGTGGAGATTTACAGTTAAGCCACGATGCTACTGACAGTTTAATTAGAAACTATACAGGTGATTTAAAAATAACTAATTTTGCTGATGATAAAGACATTATCTTCCAATCAGACGATGGAAGTGGTGGAGTAACAGAATATTTTAGAGTTGATGGAAGTAATGCAGGTTTTACTACTTTTCCTGATAGTACACACTTAGCCATTGGTACTGATAGAGATTTTAGAATGTCTCACGATGGTACAGATACAAATGTTTTTGGTGTTACAGGTGATATAATTTTTACAAATTATGCTGATGACAAAGACATTATTTTTAGGTCTGATGATGGAAGTGGTGGAACTGCTGAATATTTTAAATTAGATGGTGGTACTGTAAAATCAATTTTTAGTAAACCTGCCCAATTTATTGATAATACAAAACTATATGTAGGCTCATCAAACGATTTTGAAATGTATCACGCTACAAATACTTATTTAAATAATAATGGAACGGGAGGACATTTATATATTTCTAATTACGCTGATGACAAAGATATTATATTTCAGTCAGATGATGGTTCTGGTGGAACTACTGCTTATTTAACATTAGATGGGAGCGTAGGATATACAACTGTTCAAAAAGACATTAGATTAGAAGATAATGTACAATTAGAACTTGGAAATGACCGAGAATTAACAATATATTCGGATGGCTCTAATGGTTTGATTTCAAATCAAATTGGAGATTTAGTCATTACTAATGCAGCAGATGATAAAGATATTATCTTTCAAACAGATGACGGAAGTGGTGGTTTAGCTACATATTTCTTTTTAGATGGTAGTCAATCTACCGGGTCATTATTTACAAAGTTTCCAGATAACAGTATAATTAGTTTGGGTGATGGCTCAGATTGTTATATTAGACACGATGGAACTAATACAAGAATTGATAATTCTACTGGTAATTTAAAGTTTAAAAACTCTCAAGATGATGGAGATATTATTTTTGAATGTGATGATGGCAGCGGTGGAACTACTGAATATTTTAGAGTTGATGGGCAATATGAAGTAAATAGATTTCTTAAAAACGCAAGATTTAACGATAGTGTAAAAGCTAATTTTGGTACAGGAGATGATTTACAAATATATCACGATGGCTCGAGTACACATATAGAAAACCAAACAAGTAATTTAACTATAACTAATTACGCAGATGACGGAGATATTATATTAAGGTCAGACGATGGTAGCGGTGGGCATACTGAATATTTTAGATTAGATGGTGGTGATGTAAAATCAGTTTTTAGCAAACCAGCACAATTTATAGATAATACAAAACTTTTTATAGGTTCTTCAAATGATTTACAAATATATCACGATGCTACAAATTCAAATATTGTAAATGAAACAGGAGATTTACTAATTGAACAAAAAGCTAATGATGGAGATATAAAATTTTATAGTGATGATGGTTCAGGTAATGTTGCTCAATATTTTAGACTAGATGGCGGTAGTGTAACTACCCAATTTCTAAAAACAGTAAAGTTATATGATAATGTTGCATTATGGCTAGGAGATAACAACGACCTTCAAATATATCACGATGGCTCAAATTCTTATATTAAAGATGCAGGAACAGGATTCTTAATAATACAAGCTGATGCTGCTTTAGTTTTACAAAATGCAGGAGGGGAACCATATTTACAAGCTATCTCAAATGGTGCAGTACAATTATATCACGATAATAGCAAAAAATTTGAAACAACAAGTAGTGGAGTAGATGTTACAGGAAGAATGGCTATTGATGATGGTAATAACAACGTTTCTATTGGTGATTTTGCTGGTGATGCTTTAAGTTCTGGTACTTACAATGTTGCAGTTGGTCGAAGTGCATTAAGCACAGAAGATGGACACGGATTTAACGTAGCTGTTGGAGCATTTGCTTTATTAAATCAGAACGCAGGAGCTGATGCGCATAATGTAGCAGTGGGTTATGCTGCAGGTGAAAATGTTACAACAGGTACTCAAAACACTTTGATAGGTGGTAATGCAGGAGACGCTCTTACAACAGGTACCTCTAATATAGCTTTAGGTTATAGAGCCTTAACTACAGAAGATACTGGAAGTAGAAACGTAGCTATAGGTGATAATTCTTTAGCTGCATTAAACTATGATGGTGTTGGTTATAACACGGCTGTAGGTTTTTATGCTGGAGCCGCTATGACAACAGCTACAGCTAACACGATTATAGGAGGTAATGCTGGTGATGCACTAACGACAGGGGGTGATAATGTAGCTGTTGGTTATAATGCTTTATCAACTGAAGATACAGGTACTCGTAATACCGCTATAGGTAGAGGTGCTTTACAAAATTTAAATTACAATGGTAATGGTTATAATACTGCTGTAGGATATGAAGCAGGTAATGATATTACAACAGGTATTCAAAATACTTTGATTGGGGCTTTAGCAGGTGATAGTTTAGCAGGTGGTAGTCAAAATGTTGCTGTAGGTATGTATGCTTTATCTACTGAAGATACACACGGTAAAAATGTAGCAGTTGGATATAGTGCTTTAGTTGTACAAAATGCAGGTGCTGACGCTTACAATGTAGCGGTTGGTTATAATGCAGGTGGCTCTGTTACAACAGCTATTCAAAGCACAATAGTAGGGGCTAACGCTGGAGATAATCTTACCACAGGTAGTTATAATACTGTTTTTGGTTATAATGCTTTATCTGAAGAAGATACTCACGGTGGAAATACCGCTATTGGTAGACGAGCTTTAATGACACAAAATGCTGGTGCTGATGCTTATAATACAGCGGTAGGATATGATGCTGGTTTAAACGTTACAACAGGTTTAAAAAACAACTTATTAGGAGGTCTTGCTGGTGATGCATTAACTACAGGAAGTAACAATGTAGCTATAGGTTATGAAGCTCTTACTACTGAAGATACAGGTTCAAGAAATATTGCTATTGGACAATCTGCTTTAGGAAGTTTAAATTATGATGGTAATGGTTACAATATAGCTGTGGGTCATAACGCTGGTGTATTAGTAACAACAGGTGTAAATAATACTCTTATAGGAGGTTTAGCAGGTGATGCTTTAAATTCAGGTAGTCAAAACATAGCTGTTGGAACAGCGGCTTTGAGTTCAGCTACGACGTCTGCTAATAACATAGCTATTGGTGCTGATGCTTTAGGCGCTCTTACAACGTCAGCGAGAAACGTTGCTATTGGAACAGAAGCTTTAAACGGTGTTATGGATACAGGCACCAACACTTATAATGTTGCTATAGGTTATCAAGCCGGTAACGATGTTACAACAGGTACATTAAATACTATAGTAGGGGGACTTGCAGGAAAAACAATTACTACAGGTACTAGTAATGTTTTAATGGGTTATGAAGCAGGAGAAGTTTTATTAGATGGTGCTCAAAACACTTTATTAGGAGACCAAGTATCTGGCGGACTTACAAGTGGTAGTGAAAACACATATATAGGAAGAAGGGCTGCTTCTTTTGCAACAACAGGAAGTAATAATTTATCTATAGGTGCAGGCTCAAGTTTATCTTCTGCTACAGTAAGTAATGAGGCAAACATATTTAATGGCTCAGTTGTAGCAAGATTTCAAGGAGCTGCTAGTGCTTGGACTTTTGTATCGGATGAAAGAGATAAAAAAGACATTGAAGATTTAGAACTAGGACTTGATTTTATAGACAAACTTAAACCAAGAAAATTTAAATGGGATTTAAGAGATTCAGATACAGATAAAGGTAAAGAATCATCAGGGTTTATAGCACAAGAAATAAAAGAAGTTTTAGATGAAACAGGTGTTGATTATACAGGTATTGTAGATACTAACAACCCAGACCAATATACAGTTGCACAAGCTAACATAATACCTATGCTAGTAAAAGCAATACAAGAATTAAAACAAGAAATACAACAATTAAAAAATAAATAATGGAAGAATACACAGACGAGCAAGTAGCTCAAGACATTTTTGCGACTTTAGATTCTATAGGAATTGTAGAAAGAGTAAGATTAATTGCAGAATCAGATAGAACTGATGACCAAAAAGATAATTTATCAAGAAACGAAAGACATATACAACTTAAAATGAAAAAGGATAAATTTGTAAAAGGTTTGACAAAAACTCAAGCTGACAGAATTAGTGCTTTAGCATTACCAAGTTTATAAAAAACTATACTAAATTTACTTATGAATTAATATTAACAAGTAAATAAATAAAAATGAAAATTACAAAAGAACAAATTTTAAGAGTTAACCAAGTAATAGCAAGTTTGCCTATTGCATATCTAGGACAAGCACAAGAGATTGTAAAAATCTTAAATGAAAGTGCTGAAGAAGATAAAAAAGAAAAACCAAAGAAATGAAATACAAATTTGAAAACAGAGAAGAGCTACTAGGTATGTATAACAGCATACCTACACCTCACTCTCACGGAATAGTAATTGACGGAAATAATTTAATCATAGAGTGGGATGGTGATGAGTTAGATGGATGGAATAAATACTCTGAAGTAAAACCAAAAGTTAAATCAAAAAAGTCTAAAAAGAAATAACTATGAAAATAAGTGAAGATACAAATGTACAATTAGACCTAAAAACAATAGGTATAATAATAGGTGGAGCTGTAATGTTAGCAGGAACGTATTTTACTTTACAAGCTCAGATACAAGTAGCTATGGAAGAACCTAAGCCAGAAATTCAAAAAGTTGAGTTCGAATATAAAGATAAATTAATTAGGTCGACCATTGAGAAGATTGATGCTGATGTAACCACAGTAAAAGATGATGTAAATGAAATTAAAAAGTCTCTTGAAAAAATGGATGAGAGATTATACGAGATTAGTAAACAAAGATGAGATGTGTAATAATTGCTTTTTTCCTGACTTATGCAGGTTTTGCTCAATCTAATATTGAGGTAGTTCAATATAGTGCTGAGTTTGTAAAAGAAAACGAAATAAGTTTAAAACCTTTTAGACAGTATGATACTAAAACATTATATATGTCTAAGGCTAGTAGTGTCTTTGCAAAACATAAAGTAGAATTTATACCTAGTATTATTTTGTTTTATAACGGTGAAGAAGTTTATAGAATAGAAGCAGGAATTAGTTTACAGCTGCCAGAGGATACGATACAGCAAATAAACGACAAAATAGAAACAATAATAGAAAGTAAGTTTTAATGAGATATATTATTTTTTTTTTATGTTTTCATTTAAGTTTTACACAAATAGGTGAAGATAAGCTATATCATTTTGCAGCAGGAGCTTATTCTGGCTATACAGGATATAAAGTTTTTAAAACGCCAGAAAGTCCTATAGTGTCAGCTTTTGCAATAGGTTTAGGCAAAGAGGTATATGACGAAATAACTTATGGAGGCTTTGATGATGCTGATTTATTAGCAACAACTCTAGGAGGCGTAGCTATACATTTTACAATAAAATTAATAAATAAACCAAAAGATGAAAAGATTAATAATCGTATTGTGCGTACTTATCGTAAGCAACAGCGTAAGAAGTCAAGAAAAGAAAAATCTCTTTAAGACTATATACAATGAGTTGTTTAAGTATGGTACTTTGTATGTAGCAGGAGATGCTAAAAGTCCTTATGAGCAACAACGTAAAGACTATTTTATAAGAACTAACCCAGAGGATTTATATGATGTTCCACAGGTAGTTGATGAAACTGTTTATCATCCTTTTGATTATAGATATGGGATAGGTTTTAGACGTTTAGCGAGATACGACTTTGAAATAAAACAAAACTACATAGACGGTACAGAGAATATGACAGGTCTATCTTCACCAACAGGCGCAGTAAAAGGCTTTGAATACCTTATACACTTTGAAAAAGAAAGACGTAGAGGAGAAACATTTACAAACTCAAGATACTTTATTAGACATACAGGTAAGTATCATATACTAAAAGTAGAACATAGACAACAAGGTAATATAGATTTTGAATATCAATCAGCAGAAGCTAGACTAAGATTACCAATAGGTAAGAAGTTTAGTTTAAGTGCTGGAGTAATAGCAAGAACACACCAAAAAGCCTATGGGTATAACCCTATAGAAATATGGCTTAACGAATCTCAAACATATACTGATTCTGAAGGTAATACTTTTGAGTACCCTTTAAACCCTTGGTATAGCTTAGGTTATGAATATGGCTACACAGACGAGCCTACAACTTATACAAACGAAGCTACAGGTGAATCATTCTTTGATTGGATTTGGAGAAATCCTGAAGGAGAAATAGTAGCCTATGGTGATAGAGACTTTAGAGATAGAGTTTATGGTGATTTAATGAACAGATATAATAATGAAATTTGGGATGAGTTAGATGCTTATGCAGAGTATGCTCCTATTGTAGGTTTTGATTTTTACCATCAAAGAAATAATTATTGGTTAATGGCTTATGGAAATTGGATTTTACCTTATCATAAATATTTTGAAGGTGATGATGATTTTAATTATCTAAACAGAAATAATTGGGGTCTAGGTGGATTAAAAGAAGATTCAAGTCCAGAGCAATGGTCAGACTATCAGGCAGGCATTATTATGGGATGGAAAGTTACAAAAACTATAGGTTTCTTTGTTGAGGGAGAATATACTAAGTTTTGGGATAGTGAATTGTTTAACACCTCAGCAGGAATAAACATAAGATTATGATAAATTTTTTAAAATATATTACAGAAAAACTACAACAATTTAAATGTTGGAGACACTACAAATGGAATAGTTTATTAGAATATTTAAAAGTAAATTGTAATTGTGATGCTAAAAATAAGTAAACATATATCGTATAGGGAAGCTGTACATAGTGCGACAGCTAAACGTAGGGGCTTAAATAACACTCCTAACGACAATCAATTAGATAATATGTATAAAGTTGCCGATTTTATATTTGAGCCTCTTAGAACGTTTGTAGGAGGTGCTATAAAGATTACATCTTTTTTTAGAAGTCCAGAAGTTAACACAGCTATTGGTGGCTCTACTAAATCTCAGCATTGTAAAGGTCAAGCTATAGATATTGATGATGTCTTTGGTCATAAGACTAATTATGAAATGTTTGAATACATTAGAGAGAACTTAGACTTTGACCAACTTATATATGAATTTGGAACAAATGATAATCCTGATTGGATTCACGTTTCGTATGTAAGTAAAAAAGAAAATAGAAATAGAGTTTTAAGAGCTATTAGAGAAAATGGTAAAACAAAATACGAATTATACTAATGGACTTTTCAATTATACTCTTACTACCTAACGGAATCAACTTAGGGTTTAACTATTTTCCTATGGATGAAGAACACCAATACGAAGAAGTAAATGTATACTTATTTATAGTTCAATTAAAATGGAGGTTTTATTATGAGTAAAAAGAAATTTAAAGAAACAACAGTAGGACAGCTTTTATTAGGAGCTGCAAGTGTAATTAATCCAACTTTAGGAAATGTGTTACAGGGTGTTACAACACCACAAGAAGCTATTGCAGAAATAACAAAATCAGATGCACCACAAGACGATAAGATAAAGTTACAGCAAATAATATACGAACAACAAAACAAAGAGATACAAGCTATCACGTCAAGGTGGGAAGCAGATGCTATGTCAGATTCCTGGTTAAGTAAAAATGTGCGTCCTTTAGTATTGGTTTGGTGTATATGTATATTTTCTTTAGCAGGTATTTTAGACAGTATAGATAGTGTACCTTTTCACATAAACGCAACTTGGAATGATACTTTTGAGAAAGTTATGATGGCTGTTGTGTTGGCTTATTTTGGTGGAAGAACGACAGAAAAAGCTACAAGTTTATTTAAAAAATAAAACATTTCTATTTAACATAATGTATAAAAAGTGCTTATTTTGCACACCTCATTAGAGCGTGTTTTTAAGCGTTTTAAGGCACTAAGTACTCTCTAGAATATAGTTACTCCTAAAAGTCGAGAAAGTTTAATAGCATTAATTTCCAGATAAGAAATAGTAACAAATGTTAAGAATTTAGTAGTTAGTTTCTATTTAACATAATGTTAGAATTATGCCCTATATAACGTATATGATATAACGTATCTAGTTGTTTAAGGTATGTAACGTATATATATATATATAGGCGAAGTTAGTGTTTTTTTTTGTAACTTTCAAGTATGCCTAAAAAACCTTCACGAAAAAATCTAATCAAACGTCTTGACAAAATATTTAGCGAATACATAAGACTAAAACACGCTGACAAAAAAGGTATGGTAAAATGCTATACTTGTGGCAAAAAAAAATATTGGAAAGGCGATGGTATGCAGAACGGACATTTCATTTCTAGACGTAGTAGAATATTGCGCTGGAGAGAAAACAACTGCAAACCACAGTGCTATTCTTGCAATGTTATGAGGTATGGTGAGAGTTATATTTTTGGTATCAAATTAAATGCAGAATACGGCTATAACATAGCTGAGGAATTATTAATAGAAAGCAAAAAAATAATAAAACAGTCTGACCAAGACCTCCTAGATTTAATTAATTCTTATCAAGAAAAAGTAGAAACTTTAAAAAAAAGTTTTTAACAATAGTTTACTTTTCAAAAATAATTTATAACTTTAGGAAAACTTAAATTATGGAAAGTCCAAAAGACCAGCTCATAGAAATGTATTACCAAAGAGTAATAGCTATGACTGAAAAAATTAATCAATTACAAAATCAATTAAATTATGAAAAAGGGAAAAATTACCCACATCAGTCCTAGAGGCGAATACACAAACGCATCTGGTACTTTTAACAAATACCAAGTCAGATTTGACGATGGTAATGAATTTCAATTTCTTGCAAGAGGCGAGTTTAAAAAACCTGTTGGAGAACTTGTAGAATACGAAATCACAAACGTAGAATACAAAACAGCTAAACTTGTTTACAATCCTCAACCTAGCACACCTGCTAATAAAGACCAACTTATTATTAGGCAATCTATGGTAAAGGCAGCTTGTGAGTTTCACGCACATAGACCACAGTCAGACATACATACTTGTCTAGCTGATGCACAATTAATGATAGACTTTATAAATAAATAGTTATGCCAATAAGCAACGAAATATTTGAAAGCTATCGTGAAGAAGTCAATAAAATACATAAAGCAATTAGATTGCTAGTAAAACATCGTTATAAAATAATTGACCTAGATAATCAGTTAATACATAATGGTAACATTGACAGACCAATAGAAAGGTCTTATTATGGTAGAGTACCAAGAAAATATATTAAAAACTAATAAAAAATGAATAAAATGTCAGTAACAGGAAAAATTAAAAGAATAACAGACGTAGAAGAAAGAGGAACTTTTAGATTTAGAAAACTAATAGTAGAAACACAAGAAAGAGAAGCAAAGTACAATCAAACAATTTGTGTAGACTTTGTACAAAATAATTGTGGCTTACTAGATGTTTGGAAAGTAGGCGACCACGTTCAAGTCTTATTTAATCTAAGAGGTAGAGAGTGGACTAATCCTAAAAATAATGAAGTTCTTTACTTTACTACTCTTAACGGATGGAAAGTAGAAAACTATAAAGAGGAGGTATCCACACACGACCAAGCTCCAGACAGAGAGGACGACTTACCATTCTAATTAACTTTTAAATTATAGGGGGTTTCGCACCCCCTTTTTTTATGCTTATAAACTACGATAAACATATAAATACATTAAACGACTTTCGTAAAGGCAAAGTCAAGGAAGCCTTAAAGCTAGGACATAACGAAATTGATTCTAGTTTTAGGTTTGTAGAGGGTAATATGAATTTTATACTTGGTCATAACAACGTAGGTAAAACACACTTTACGTTTTATCTTATGTTATTATACTCATTAGAACACAATATAAGATGGTTAGTATTCTCTAGTGAAAACGACCCTGTACAATTAATTAAGAAGCTAATAGAATTCATAGAAGGCAAACCAATAAACAAAATAGAAGAAAAAGATTACGAAGAATCAAAAGACTTTGTATATAATCATTTTAAGTTTGTTGACATCAATAGACAGTACACCTATAAACAACTTTTAAAATTAGCAGAAAAAGTTAAGGATGCTTGGGACTATCACGGATTACTTATTGACCCTATAAACTCTTTAAAGAAAGATTTAAGAAACACTAACGGTTATGAATACAATTATGTTCAGTTAACCGATATACGAATCTTCTGCAAAAAACATAAGATATCTACTTGGATATGCGCACACGCAGTGACCGAAGCCTTGCGTAGAAAACATTCTCCTAATCACGATTACGGAGGTATGACACCACCACCAACAATAGGAGATAGTGAGGGTGGAGCTGTAAATGGTAACAGGTGTGATGACTTTCTTATTTGCCATAGGTACATTGCTAGTCCTGATGCTTGGATGTATACAAGATTGTATGTAGCCAAAGTAAAAGAAATGTCTTTAGGTTATAAACCGACAAGCCACGAATCACCAATACTATTTAAGTCAATACTAAACAATGTAGGCTTTCAAGTAGGTGGTAAAAATTTAATAAAGTATAGAACTAAGAAACAATTACAAATTGACGATACTAGAAAAAATAGCTAAGCATCATAAAACTTGGGTAAGACAAGTAATATCTTTTGGTTGTAAACCATCAGAGGCAGAAGATGTTGTACAAAATATGTATCTCAAAGTAAACACACTTATTAATTCTGGTCTTGATATAACCTTTGATGATGACATAAATAAGTTTTATATCTACAGAACATTAAAGTCTTTGTTCTATGATACTTGTCGCAAAGAAGCGAAGATACAAAAAGTAAACATTGAGTATCTAGAAAAGTATATTAAGGAAGAAGAAGAATACAAAGAGAAAGATGTACCGAAAAAAATAAAAGAATACAATAAAATACTAGATGAGTTATATTGGTATGATAGAAAGGTCTGGGAGCTTACTAGAGAAAAGAGTATAGCAGAAGTAAGCAAGCTAACTAACATTTCATATTACTCGTTATATAATACAGTAAAAGGTGTTAAAAGATTAATTAAAGAAAAAATAGAATGGGACTTGGAGACTTAATAGAAAAGATAACAATATACACAGGGATTAAGTGGATAGTTAAAAAGATTTGGGGAGATGATTGTGGCTGCGACAAGCGAAAAGATAAAGCAAATAAAGTAAAGCTATGGTAGAAGAAGATAAGGAAAGATGGTTAGACTTTACTAATCGACCTAAACAAAACGAATTAGATAAACAACAAATACAGCTAGTGGCAGAACTACACGCTAAATATTATAATCATAAATATAATGAGCCTTGTACTTGTAATGGGTCAATATATAGAAGATGGATATCAGACCTTAATAAACTTATATGAAATCATTAATAAAAAATAGAGATAGAGTAAAACAGGTAATAGACTTTACAGGCGTACAAAACAAAAAGATGCACCCATCAGACATAGATGCAGTCTTAGAGTTTAACAATGACGCTTTAATATTAATGGAAGTTAAATATCAGTATCATAAAATACCTATAGGTCAAAGACTTTTATTAGAAAGAATAGCAGATAGATGGGGAGATAAATCTATAGTTCTTAAAATAGAACACACCTTTAATAATGATAAACTAAACATACCTTTAGAGAAATGTTTCGTAACCAGAATATACTACAAAAAGACTTGGCATCCGATTGAAAGGGTCAATGTTATAGAGTATTTAAACAAATTGGGGGAGAAATGGAACATAAAAAAGTGTAGATTCTAAAAAAATTTTACCTACTCCAACAGATAAGAAACAAAAAAAACTTAAAAAAAAAGTAATTAACATTTGTTTACAAGCTAAAAGTTCACTAGTTTTGATTATTATTAAAAACAAAAACTAAATTTTATTATGAAAACCGAAAGTCAAATTGTTAAAGATTGGATGCGAACAATGGAATTAGAAGATTTCAAAAAAGACATCAAGAAAGTAAACAATAAATTTTTTAAATTATATGTAGAGGCTATGAGAGAAGAATTAGCAAGAAGAATTAAGAAAAGTCCACAAATTAGAAAGTATTATAAGCAAAAACTAAAAACTAAAACAAAATGAAAAACACAGAAAAGCAAAATTTTATAGATTTATATAGTCCCTGGAGTTGTAATCATACAAAAAATGGGGTTCAATTTCTTATTAGTAGATATGCGACAAACCAAGATTGGTTAAAAGATTTTAAAACTGATTTAAACAAAAAGCCAACAGAAAAAGAAATTGAAAAAGGTATGATTTTTTTAATGAAAAGATTAGGTCAAATAGAGAAAATAATTGATTGTGAAGGTTGGATTTACCGAAAGCAATTAGATAGAGGAAACACTAATTACTAAAAAACAAAACAAAATGAGAACAGAAGTATTTATATCAAAAGAATCTACAAGACCTTACGATAAACCATTCTATTCGGTTTATAAATTAGATAACTGTGAGTTTGTAGATATTATTGGTGACACTAAATCAAACACTATAAAACTAATTAGAGAAAACAAACAGTATGTTTATCGTGGCAAATATCATATTGATAACTAATAACAAAAATTATGAACGTATATCAAGCAGGAAAATTTGGAAAAGTAGAAGGGTTACTCAAGTTTATTATGAGAAACACTAAAGACTTATCTATAAAACAAGCAGCGCAAGAAGCGTATAATCATTCAGAAGAACTATATAAAGAATTAAACAAATGAAAAAGACATTAAAACTTATTGGAGAATTTATTTTTGTAGTATCAGTATTTGCCTTACTTTGGGCGTCACTTTGGATATTTGCATAAAATGAAAAAGATTGACAACCTTAAGGATATGGAAATTTGGGGAGATATTAGTTTTCTAGCTGGTACAATCCTTAAAGAATACAACAAGAAAAAAACAAGTAGGCTAGAGGATATGGCTGATTCTATTTCAAGACTTACTTTTTATTTCCAAGAAAATATAAACAACAAACGACTTTATAAAAAAGCAATCTCAGAATATAGACTGTCAAGAAACAGAGCTATAGAGAGAGCAAGAAAAGCAGAAAAAGAAAATGAAAAAATACGAAAACAAAATCAAAGCCGTAGCATTTAGTTACTTAGGCATAATACTTACTTTACTATGGATAATATTCAACTCTTAAACGGAGAAACATTTAGACACGATGAAATACTAGAGCTGATGAAAGATGATGAGTTCTACTATGGTTACTTAGGTAAGGCAGCTCTAAGCTCCTCATCAATTAAACTACTCTTAGATAGTCCTAAGAAATACAAATACGTTACACAATACGGTTCACCTTCAACGCAAGGTCTTAGGGATGGTTGGTTGTTTCATACTTGTATCTTAGAGCCAGATGTTTTTAACTCTCAAATATTTGTAGATGTTAAATCTAAAAACACAAAGGCTTACAAGCTGGCAAAGGAAGAACACGGAAAAGTATTTACAATGAAAGAAAAGAATGATGCTGAGAGATTAGCAGATGCCTTTCTAAGAAACGAACACGCATTACAACTAATAACAAACTGCGAGTTTGAAGTACCATCAATAGGTATGGTGCAAGGCTACCCATTTAGAGGCAAAGCAGATGTATTAGGTAAAGGAATTGTAGATTTAAAAACAACAGCAGATTTAAAAGCATTCCCTTATGCTGCAAGAAAATATGGATATGATGTACAAGTGTATTTATATTCAGAATTATTTAATAAACCTTACCAAGAGTTTAAGTTTATAGCAATAGACAAAGGCTCTTTAGACATAGGAATATATGATGTAAGTGAGGAATTTTATTTACAAGGAAAAGCAAAAGTAACAAAAGCAATAAAAACTTTTGAGACATTTTTTATTAACGGAGCAGACATAGATAGTTACTGCATAAAAGGAACATTATGAAAGAAGCAAACAAAATAGCAAAGAACATTATAGATATATCTGGAATAGATGTATTTAAAAATAGTAGAAAAAGAGAATATGTAGAGGTAAGGTCTTTACTTACATTTATGTTGAGGCATCATTGTAATATGAGGTTTACAGAGATTAGAGACTTTTACGAAACGAATGGAAAGAACTATGACCACGCTACAGCAATATATAGTTTAAAGGCATTTGAGATGCATAGAAGATACAATCCGAAGTTAGACAAGTATTTTGATATAGTGCTTCTCAGACTAAGAAACAAATCAAAATTAAGAAAAGCATTAATAAACCACATAATAGACTACACAAAAGAAAAGGACTTAAAGAAACTCCTTAAAATAGTAGATACATTACCCTTAAAAGATATAGATGGAAAAGAACAAACAAAAGAGAAAAGAGATACCCTTGTATAAAGGACTTATAAAATACTTTCCTGACGCACTATGTGAAGTAGCAAGAGTAAGCTACATAGGAAGTAAACAACATCACCCAGACGAGGACATACATTGGGACAGAGAAAAGAGTAGCGATGACTTAGATGCATTGATGCGACACCTAATGGAAAATGGTATGCACGATATTGATGGAGTAAGACACTCAGCAAAAATAGCTTGGAGAGCATTAGCACACTTACAAAAAGAAATAGA